CAGTGCCAGAGATAGATGCCCAAGGATCGGTGTTGGTGTTTGTCTTATCCCAATCAAGTAACTTGTAGGCAGACTTTCTGACACACGCTTCGCCGACCTCGCTCAAGCCAATGCGCTTTTGTCTCGAGCGTGGCGCATTGGCTGAGCGATTGTGGATGACGGATTTGATGCGCTCGGCAAGAGCTGAAGCATCAGAGCCAGGAGCAGTGAACATTAGTCCTCAACAATCGTGAATCGGCGAGTGATGGTGACGGCCTCAAGGCCAGCAACCTGCTCCTCAGATAGTAGTTCGCGAATCTTCTTGGTATCAATTCGGCGAGATTCCACTGTTGTCCAACGAACTGATTCCTTGCCATTGACAAGTCCAACTTCGCAATCGCCCATTGCAAATTCAACTTGTTGGCGAGCGATGTCTGCTTTTTCATTCCATTCTTTGGCTTTGTTTTTGGCCTCAATGTAGGCAACTAGAAACGCTGCTGCCGTTGGATCAAGGTCAACCATTGCCTGATTGATTTGAGTTGACATTTCTTTCCCCTGTTTCTTGGTTTGTGGTTAGTAGTAGGAGTGTTGCAGCCAAAAGGCTTTGGCAGCGCAAGCACCATCTGAACCGTAATGACGGGAGATGTAAGCAATGGATGCCACAACTTGAGCCATTGGATCAGCTGAATGCTTGAGTCCAATGTTCTTGTAGGTTGTATCGAGTAACTGTCCAACGCCTTTGGCACTTGATGTTGGATTCTTGGCTTTGGGATTCATGTGCGATTCCTTAGTCAAAATCCATTTCAAACATGATGCCTGGCGTGGAATCATCAACTCATCAATGAAAAGGCTGACCTTTTGCTTGTCAGTCAGCATCACTGCTTGATTGACTTCAATGACTTGAATCTGTGTTGCTGGCTTTGGAGCATAGATGCCATTGGTCATGGCAAGAATCAAAAGAATTGCAATGCTTGCGATGCTTACTAGAACACTTGAACTTGAACGACTCATTTGAGTAGTCCTTTCCGTTTCGCCCGATCAAGTGTGCGTTCAAGTGATTCAACTTGAATCTCCAAACGCATTGCCACTTGCTCCTTGGTGAAACCTTGGGATAAAAGGGTTTTGATTTCCCTGATTCTCTTAGTGTGCCGATCCTCCTTGTTTTTGTAGTGCATTTTTCTTTCATCTGGAGTTGTATCACCCCAGAATCCTTCTTTGATTTCATTTTCAATTGCGTAATCCAGGCATTGCACCCGATGGATGCAGCTTCCGCATAGTTGTTTCAATCGCGGCAAACGCTCTTCCCATTCTACCAATGACTCCGGAAAGAAGAAATCGAGATTGCGCTCATTTTTGCATTGAGCCTCATCAAATCTTGGTGAATTTGTCAGCGCACTAAGCAATCGGATCACCGTAGCCAGCCTCTCGCAATAGGCGAACCATGTCTGCCATCGACATAATTGCCCACCAGTTGCCAGCATTGGTCAGGCCAATTCCATTGGGCTTGACTGCCAAGATGCCAAAGTCTGCTTTTGCATTCTCAGCTTCAATTTGAGACTCACGAAGCCAAGCAGGGATTTTGTAAGTTGCGTGATTCTTTACTTCCCAAGCAAGGCATGGAGTGCCAGTGATGTCACCTAAGTCCTCACCAGCACCCCCACCGCCGAGTGCTCGTCTTTCTGCACCAGGAAAACCCTGTCCCTGCAAAAAATGAACGAGCGCAGTCTCGGCTGATGTGCCTTTTTGCTTGGCTTTGCTCAACTTATCTTCCGGACTTCGTTGAAGCAGACGGATTGCCAAGATTGTAAATGTGTTCACGCAATTCTTCATTCTCGCGAAGAGATGACCACAATGCTTTGCGTGTGTCGCGGTTGGTATCCCATTCAATGAAACCGCCAAAAAGAAATCCCATTGTGAAGAATGCAATCATGATGGATGCAAGCGTGTAACCTGACATTAGATGTCTCTTTTCTTGTCGAATGCGCTTTGAAAGTTGTGCCATTCTGCGACTGATTGAAAGTCGTCATTGGCATTGAGTTTGTCACCTAACCAAATGATGAAGAAGAACGCAAGCATGGTCAGGATTATGGCGGTGGCAATCATGCTGATACCGCTTTGTTGCGGTTATAGGGATGATTTGGTGAATTCCAAGAAGTGCAAACAACTGTTCCGTTGTCATCTACCCATAAACGATTGTTCATTTTCTCGCTCCTTTGTCGAAGAACTCCGAGTTCTTCTTGTTGGCATAACTATAACTCCGACAAGTCAAATTTCGACAATAATTCTTTTTCGGCGTGTCGTAGGCCACAAGGCGAAAAGCCCCCCAACCGGAGTCAGGGGGCTTTTCTATTCGCTGGCGAGTCTGGGCGAGTTAGACTTCAAGCCAGCAAAGCGCGTTGGATGCCTTCTTCAAGGCTTATTTTGGGTGTGTAGAAGGTTTCCATCAATGTCGCATCTCCGACTCTGTAATGGACTCCTGTGGGTTCTGACGGCAAGTGTTCGATGCCTGGTGCATAACCAGCAGCTTGTGAAACTAGGCTCGCCAACTCATTGAATGAGGTTGCACGCCCTGAGCAGAGATTGGCAGTGCCGATGTCATATTCGCATCCGGCAATGCTGGCCTCAACGATGTCATCAATGTGGATGAAGTCTCGAACCTGAGTGCCATCGCCCCAAATTTGGAATGGGTCAGCTTTTCTCTTGGCGCGATCAATGAAAGATGGGAATGGATAATCCAATGCTTGGTCTGAGCCATAGCCTGAAAATGGACGATAGACATGAACTTTCAAACCTTCTCGCCTTGCATGGGAGGCGAGCATCTCCCCTGTCAACTTTGCCCATCCATAAGTTAGGTCAGGAGTTGCGATATTGGAAAGATGAATGTCGCTCTCTTGCAGTTGTAGTTCTTTGCCCCGATATTGCATGGCAATTGGGTAGGCAGCAGAGGATGAAAAGTAAGTGATGCAGCCTGGTCGAGTTTTCATCGCCCATCCAAAGAGTTCAGCATCGATTGCCAAATCAACTGCCAAGGCCAAAGGAGCGCCTTCAATCATCTTGCGACCACCAACAACGGCAGCCAAATGAATTACCTTGTCAAAGTATCGTTTGTCATAACGAAAGAAATCTCTTGCATCAAGGCCGTTGACAATATCAACGCCAACAACTGTGTGACCTTCGGACTCAAACTTTTTTCTGAAATGCCGACCAACAAATCCAGCATCCCCTGTAATCAGAATGTTCACTTGCACCCCCAAAATTGGTAATCATAAATCAAACTTGGATCATCAAATTGCAATGTGTTGAAAATGACTGGTTCAAATCCAGCACCTTCCAAAAGTTCGCGAACTCCTGTTGAATCCCAACCCCAATAATGCTGAGGATTGCCATCGTTGATTTCTCCGTCAGGAGTAGTGACAATCAAGAATTTTGTCTTAGCGCGAATCTTTGCCAATGTCGCTTCAGGATTATCCAAATGCTCGATTGTCTCTGAGCAAATGAACAAGTCAACCTTTGGAATCAAATCAATGGTTTCATCAATTGCACCTTGGAACTCATAACCAGGAGCAAAGTCTCCAATGTATTTTGTCACTGCCGGAATTGCATTGATGATGGCTGCATCTCCTGCCGATAAATCAGCAACGGAGTTGACCTCGCCAAACCAAGAAGCAAAGGCAATCGTCATCTGCACTCGCAAGCGATGATCCTGCCAACTTGAATGTTGATGTGGTTCGGAGTAAATGTTAGCCAGTTCTGCTTTGGTATAAGCAGGCCGCAATCTTGCTCTCATCCTTGCAACACTTTCAAGAGAGTTTGATAATCATCGCCAGTGATGTAATCGTGAAAAGCCTTGGCATCAGCTGAGTAAATCTCTTGCGCGTTGACTTCCTTGTATCCAGCATCCCATTTGGCTTTGCCAGCAACAGGATGCAAATGTTCAAGAACGATGTGACCCATGTATCGGATTGCACCCAAATCCTTGCCTAGTTGCATCCAAAAATTGTCAAGATATAAATGAATCATGCCAGGAGGAACCATCCCGCCCAAAGCATTGACAATGTTGCCAGTCATCGCAACGGCAGTGGCAAGATTCTCGCCTTGAAGCAAGTCATTGCCATAAACAAGGCCAGTCTCTAATTCATCAAGAGCATTGATGAAATGCGTATCCCAATTCTTTGTGCGTGGTCTGTGATCATCGCCAAGAAAACAAAAATGACGGTATTTGTGAGAAAAGTGACGGGCTGCAAAGTTGAGTGGCTTTGCCATGCCTTTGCCATTGCGCTCGACCATGAGGACATCGCAGCCAAGTTGCAAGTAAGCATCCATCATTTCATCATCATCATCGACAATGACAATCAAATCGGATTCAGTCTCAGTCTCATCCAATGACTTGATGAGTTCTTCAATGTTATGTGGTCGATGACGGCTTGGAACCAAGATTGCCATGTTTCTCATGCGACTTTGACCAACTTGCCAGTTGCATCTTTGTAGTAGGCATACCCTTTTGCACTCATTGTGAATGGAGCTGAAAGAGTGTTGCCAATTGTAAATGGAGCCTTGCCTTTGAGGTCATAAAATGCCGGAGTTGTAATGTCGGGAAAAATGCAAGTTTGATTGTTGAAAACCTTGTTGAAATAGTTTCCAAAGCAATGATCGCCGACTTCAATCAACCATGTTCGGCCTTGAGAATCGGGCTTTGAATAATTGTCAATCATTGGATCGCAAAGCATCTCTGCAATCTCATGGCAAATGACTGAGACAAGTCCAGGAGTTGAAAGGCCAGGATGAATCTGCTTGCCTTTGATAATCAATGGCTTGATGTAAGTGCCAAACAGTCGCCCCGATGCCCTTGGTGAGCAATAGGCAACAACTTTGCCACCTTCAACTTTGTGATAACCAGCAGCGCCAACATTGCGTTTTGCTTCAGTTACATAAACAATCCAATCGCCCGCATCTGTGACAATGCTTGCATCACTCAAACTCCAAGCCTTTGTGACCAATGGCGTAAAATAGGAAACTGCCTGTGTAATAGTTTGGAAATCGGCATCTGCAATGCCCGCTTGATTGATAAGTTGAATCTTCATTTCTCGCCCGCTAACTCGCCACTGATGGCGATATATGCCGCACCGTCAACGAATGAATCGGCGTGGTCTGGTGTTTCAACAAGTCGTGCAATTTTGACTCCCGCCATGCAAAGTGCAACCTGGCTTGGAGTGATGTCAAGGCCAAGGATTACTGACCAAATGGCAGCAATTCGTTGGTGATTGAGCAATGGCGTTCCATAGTTTTTGTCTCTATCGCCATGAGTAAGTCGTGAGGCTTCGTCAAGAATTTCTTTGCGATTCACTTGAGTTGATCCAATGAATTGAGTTGAGATTCTTGCAGCTGATAATTGAGAACCTGACGACCAGCACTGCCAGTCATAATTGGTTCCATTCCTTCATAAATTGACACATCGCACCATCCCCTGAATTCAACTTTTGGAGTCTCCGACTCTACCTCATCAACTGTGCACCAAAATAGAAAATCGGCTTTCCTTTTGATGGAAGCATACTGCGAAACCGATACGCATCGACCCCATTGTTGCCAGTGTTTTGCTGACCAAGTTTTGACTTCGACTCGCCCAATGTTGGTGTTGATGTCACAATCTCGATCCTTTGAAGGGTCGCTGAAAGTGGCCTCTGGCTCAAAGCCGTTGTCTCTTAGCCAAATGAATGCAGCAAACTCGCCGAGATGACCAACAAGATGGCTGCTCGCAGTGTTCCTGTAATGTCCAGGATTGTTGCGATAGCGATCAAAGGTCATTTCGGCGAGAAGGGAAGCTGCTTGTTTTGTCTCAGGGTTGAGAATCAAGCCCTGAATTGTCAATGGTTACGCCTTTGGAATTTCCGGCGTTGTAGAAACATCGGCAATTGCTGCGTGGATTCCATCATTGGTTTCTCCAGCCTTAGCAGTTGCAGTGCGGAATGCTTCTTGAATATCAAAATCACTTGCTTTGCCTGACCATGCCAATGCAACGCCAAGATAAACAACAACAGTGGCGCAAGCAGTGCCAAAAGCAATTGCACCGCCCATGAGCCAATCTTTTGCAATGACTGCTCCAATGCCCATTCCAGGAAGGAATGTCATCATCACCAATCCAAGAACGCGAACTCCAATGTTCTTCAATTTCTTCATTTTGTTTTCCTTACTTAGTAGGAGGCAAGGTCAAAAAGTTTGGCCGAGCAACGGCAATGATGGTTTTGCCAAAATAACGCTTGCGCTCATACACGCCACCGCCATTTTGCTGACTTGCGCCAACTGCACCTTCTGGACTGGTGTTGCCTTCAATAGTTGTCAGGAAAGTCTTGTTGTTGCTTTCAACGATTCCAACATGATCTGCAATGCCAGCGCCATTCCAATCGAAAAGAATGATGTCTCCTGGAAGAGCTGACTCAGGCTTGATGAGTTGATTCTTTTTCTTGAAATAATTGACCGCATCAGGGCAGTAAATGAATCCAAACTTGTTCTTGGCTGCAATCAAAGATGAAGCCCCTGCCTGTGCAAATACCCACGAAACAAAACAAGCGCACCAACTAGCGCCTTGATTATGCTGGCCGGTGCATTTTGTCCACCAATCCCAGTAAGGAACTAGGTTGCCGGACTTGCCATCTTTGCCGCCTTTCTCAACTGTTCCCACTTGAGTTTTGGCTATGCGAACGACATCTGCACCTGTCATGGCTTCTTTCTTGTTCGAATTGGCTTGGATTCGATTTGTGCTTTCATCACTTCTACATCAATTTTGATTGTCAATTGATTTTCTAGGAGTTCCTCAACCTTATTGATGAGGCCAGTCTTTCCATCATTGTAGAGGGCATACTCGATTCGCGAGAGTTTATCTTGAATCGCCTCTGTGTGTGTCTTGATTGAATGTTTGGCAATTATGCTCACACCAGTCAGGATTGCAGCTGCTACAAAAAAATAAGAATAGACAATCGTTGCCGTATCTGCATTCATCGCGTAATTATGAGAACCGAAATTGCCGAAGCAACTGAAGAAACCGCCCAAATTTCACCTTCGTGATTGGCAAGGGAAATCTTGTCATTGACATCGAGCTTGTAACCAGTAGTCGATGAGACTGTGTTATCTCCCCCAAGATAAGAAATTGCAGTTTCACTGTGAATGTAAACCATTTCAGCGGCAATGTCGGCGCTGACGATTTTTGTTGGTGAAGTTGTGACTGCGTATTGTGCTGATGTTACTGCCATGCGGCTCTCCTATTGATTGAAGGGTCAGGAATTATTGTTCAGGGATTGGATCAATCCAGGATGTTGTTGTTTCATCCCAAATGTAGTTTTTGCCATCAGTAGGCATTGGAATTGGTGCTTGCCATTTGGCATTGGCATCTAATATCCAAGAAGGATAAGGTTGAGGAGCAAAGAAATGGTCAGCAATTGGATC